GTTCGAGACCGCGCCGCCGTGCCCCACCATCGATGGTGGGACGCCGAAGATCCGGCAGATTTCCTCGACCGTGAACAGGCGGGTAGCCAGGATCTCGGCATCCTTCGAGTTCACGCTGAGCTGCGCCGGCTCCAGGCCGCCACCAAGAATCAGCGGACCTCGGCCGCCGTTCTGCACGCGCGCGAGCAGCGAGGCCTTCAGCTGCTCGAGCTGCTCTTTATCCAACTTCGACGCGGTCTTCAGCGCGTAGTCGAAGTTCGCGCCGCCGGAGAAGAACTTGCCGACGTGCTGCTGCGCCGCCAGCGCCGTGCCGATCGCCTCCAGCGCCGCATAGGTGAGCGGGCTCGGACTGGTGAGACCATCGAAGCCCAGGCTCGGCAGGTGGATGATGTCGGCCCGGTCAAGGACATACGGCGGCGCGTCGCCGGGGGTAACCCGGTACCGCACCACCTTGCCATCCTTGAACGGGGTGACCGTGTGGCGCGGCAGCGGCTTCCAGCCGATTACGCGGTTCGTCCCGAAATGCGGACGGATCAGTTCGCCGAAGCCATCGCCGTGCGACAGCTTCGACAGGATGATGGCCTCCCAAGCCGCCGCCGACGTCCAGCCGTCGCTGGCCTTCTCGTTCAGCATCCACCAGTATTCGTGGTCGGCCGAATCGCGCTCGTTGCCCTTGCGCTCGTAGATGCCGATCGGCAGCGTGGCGATGGCGCCAGCGATGAGCGACATGCAGCCGTAAGCCGCCGAGACGCGCATGCCTGTCTCGGCCGTCACCGCGGCGCCAGACGACGAGCGGTGCGCGGCGCCCAGCAGGTTCGCCAGCTCGCTCATCGACAGATCGCTGTGCGAGTTCTCGCCCAGCGCGGCGATGCCCGCCCGCTCCGCGCCGCCATCGCGACCGGCCAGCCAGGAGCCCAGCACGCGCGAGGGCTGCGCCGTGGCCTCCAGGTTCAGTAGTTTTCCGGTCATTTAAAAGTCCAGGAAGTAAATTTCAGGTGCAGTCTCGGCCTCGGGCTCGAGCATGTTGACCAGGCCGGCCGCCATCACCGCCGCGATGATCAAGTCGATGCGGCCGGTGGCCTTGGCCTTGTCCAGCTTCCGGTTACCTGCGGCATCGGAGTCAGTCACCGCGTTGCCGGCGCACATGGTCAGCACCTTGTGGCCGTTGTGTGCCAGCTCGCCGTTGAGCAGCATCGTTTCGAACTGCTCGATGGCCGGGCTCATGTCCTTGTAGCCCTGGCCGAATTCCTTCATCGGCGGCAGGCTGATGCCGTCGTCGGCCGCCATCTGGATGAGGTCGGCCATTCGCCAGCGGTCGTACGCGCAGGTGATGACCTCGAAGAAGTCGCACATGCCGGACAGCTTTTGCAGGATGATCCGCTTGCTGATCGCGCGGCCTGGCGTCGTGTCGAGGAAGCCTTCGGCCTTCCACTGGACGTACGGGACGCGGTCCTGATCGGCGCGCCGTTGCAGGTCAGCATCCGGCAGCCAGGCATACGGCACCAACTTCCACGGTTCGGCCTGCTCCACCGGTTCCACCAAGTACACGAGGCCGGTCAAGTCGGTGGTGCTCGCGAGGTCCATCGCCGCGATCGCGCGGCGGCCGCGCAGCTGCTCGACGTCGTAGTCAAGCTTCGCGCCCGTCCATATCTCATGACTGATCCACGGCGCCTCGGCGTCGGTCCACTGGCAGAAGTTCAGGCGCCGGACGATGGCCTCTTTCGAGGGCATGCCCTTCGCCTCGGTCACCTGCTCGCGCAGGTATTTGTAGCCAGGCAGGTTCGCATCCTGCAGGCTCGGGTTCGCCTTCGGCCAGCAGCTCTCGTCGGCGAACGGATCATCGCCTTCATCGAGCGAGCAGATAAACGGGAAGAAGGCGTCGTCGACCAGCTCGCCCGACGCGACCTTAGCGCCGTATTCGTGCGAGTTCCAGCACGGCGACTTGCGGCTCGCGCCGGCGTTCGTGATGATGAAGATCAGCGCCTGGCGCCGGCTCTTCGTACCAGCGCGCAGCATTTCCAGCACGGTTGCCGTCTTGTGCTCGTGGTACTCGTCGACGAGCGCAATGTGCGGGCGCGGGCCCGACTGGCCATCGTCGCTGCTGATGGGCCGGAAGAACGAGCCGGTTTGCAGGTAGGCCAGGTTCCAGGCCTTCTCGCCGGTGCCGCTCTTGACCAGCCGCTTCGTCAATTCCGGCGACTGGTCGTACATGGCCGTCGCGTCGCGAAACAGGATCATCGCCTGGTCCTTCTTCGTCGCCGCCGAGTAGACCTCGGCGCGCGCCTCGCCGTCTGCGACCAGGCCCTTCATGCCGACGCCGGCGGCCAGCGGCGACTTGCCGCTGCCCTTCGCCGTCTCCACGTAGACCACGCGGAAGCGGCGGTAGCCGTCGGCGCCTTTCCATCCGAAGATGCGGCCAGGTCCCAGACCAAGCCGCGCTTTCCACCCTCAGCAATGTTGGCCAGGTGGCGCGCGCACTGGGCGCGCACGTGTGGGCCAGCAATGCGCGTGCCGTCGACGACTGCCTGCGCGTACTCGGTGACCGGGTCGTCAGAAGTAGCCGGCGAGCAGGTCTTTCTTTTTGTCGCCATCTGGCGGCTCCACTGTGACTTTCGTGCGGGCGGCCGGCGTCAGGCCGAATTCGACCAGGTAGCTCTTGAACTGGGCGTCAGCCGCGCGCAGCTGGTTCACCGCGGGGTTGTTCTTGATGAGGGTGTTGGCGTTCTGGTCGATCGTCGTGTACGTCCGGCCATCGCGCTCGATCAGCTCGCGGCACGCCAGGATGTCGGCGTAGCAGTCGACCAGTCGCTCGAGCGCCAGGCCATCCGCTTCCGTGAGCACGCCCATGCCGCGCAGCAGTGTGGATAACTTCTTCCAGACCAGCTTCGACTTGGCGTCGAGGTGCGACGGACAGGTGGGCGCTTTGGTGCGCGGCTTCGGTTCTTTCTTGTTGATCGCGCGCTTGCCGGCATTACCCGTGACCAGCTTCAGCGCGGTCGGGGTGGGTCGCCTGCCGGCCATTTGTTACTCCGGGAAAAAAAGTTTCAAAACGCGGGTGTAAAAAGGAATGTACTCGGACGGTCCCTAGGGGGAGGGGTCGGGGACTTTTGATACCCCCCCCTGCCCTCAGCCCGGGACCGGCCAGCCGTCGGCGCCGATCTTGGTGCGCGGCCGCTTGCGCTTGCCCTGCTCTTCCTCGGTCTTCACCAGGTGGCAGGGCTTGCAGATGGCCTGCAGATTCGACTTGTCGTCGGTTTGCGCCCGTGTCCACTTCATGCGCGCGCAGTTCGCTTTGCTGATGATGTGGTCGACCTGGCATGCGACGGTGACGCGGCCAGCGCGGCGGCATACTTGGCACAGGCCGCAATCGCGCTCCATCACTTCATCCCGAACCTTGGTCCAGGCATAGTCGTAGCCCCGCTCGTGGCGGCTCTTCGTGCCCCAAACCATCAGCTCACCTCATTCACTATGCTTTAGACATGGGGAGCACTTACCCGTGAAAACAACACTGCGCAGTGCAGCACCGACAATCTTCGTCATGGATGGGTCACCGAGCGCGTACACTCATCAACCGACCTCACTTATTGCACCAAATGCCGTTATCTTGTTTAGTTGTCGAACACGATCCACTCCTACGTGAAATCCTGCTCTATATGCTTGAGTCGCAGGGCTACATTGCCGCTGGAGTAGAAACTACGTCCCGTGCCTTCGAGGTCCTGCACGGGGTCCGCGTCGATGCCATGTTCATCGGTTTGACACAATGCGAACATGAGGGCATGGAAACCATCAACACTGCAAAAAGACTTCAGCCGGGCCTCAAGGTGCTCGTCGCGAGCGGCAGTGTTCAGTGGGCCTCAACCTATCCTTCCGTCGACCTCTTCCTGCGCAAGCCGTTTAGCTTGGATCAACTGAGTACGGCGCTCGATCAGCTGCTGTCGAATCGGATATAGCTCAGACAACATCAGCGCTGGCCGTCCGACTCCAGCACCCCCATCAGCGCTTTCCTTCTCTCATGCGTCCGGCAACTGAGGCCAGGTCGTCGGCGTTGATGGCGACGGTCACCTGGGCAGTGAGCAGCGTACCGGAGCGGCCCTCAATGACCACGAGGGTGACGCGTTTCGGGTCAAGCCCGAGGTGCTCGGCCATAGCCTTGCCGAAGCTGTTGGCCATGACCTTATTGCAGCGGCGTGCTTCAGGTGCATCGTTCATCAGCGCTTCCCTTTCTTCTTGCGGGCCGGACGCTGAGGCGCACACGGCAGCAGCTCCACGATCTCCAGGATGCTCATGCCGACCTGGCCCCAGCCCCTAGCGCGCAGCAGGCGCTTGGCCTCGGCGCCGTCGGCGAGCAGGTTGCAAATGTCTTCCAGCGCCAGCGGCTGGTGTACCGGGTAGCACATGGCCGGCCGGGCGGCGACCACGCTGCGGATGATCTTGTCTTGATAGACGATGGCGAGCGGCCTCACGGCTTCACCTCACCAGCCCGGATGCCGTAGATGCGGGCGATCTCGGCCGGCGTCGTGGCGGCGCGCCAGTCACACCACAGCAGACGCGAGGTGCGGCGCATGAACTCGGCGTGCGCCAGGTCGGTGCGCTGCTTCATCCAGGTATCGAAGCCCATGGTCTCAGCAGTCGGCGTCGGGAAGATCAGGCTCTCGTCGATGACGATCAGCGGGATGTCGCCCATGCGCTCGCACAGGATCTCGCCAGGCCGCAGCTGCGGTCGCAGGTGCACGATGGTTGCGCGGCCGGACAGCTCATCGCATTCGAGCACCTGCGGAACGGCGCGGCGGAGCACGATCTCGCTGCCGATCTGGACGCGCAGGCTTGGGATTGGTCGATCCATGGCGGACCTCGGAAATAGAAAAGCCCGCGGTCCTTTTCGGAGGCGGGCTTGATGCTCCCATGCTATCT